TAGAATATGCTTTAAGATATTCTTCATGTTTTGCAACAATATCATCCCAGTTATCAGTAATGTCTTTCCATAAAGCAATAGACTTCTCAATAATAGGAAGGGATGCTTCATTAGTCATATTACCATCTCTAACATCAATTTCAGCTTCCTTTCTAGATTTAAGAGCTGTTTTCTGTAAGTTATCTTTAAGTTTTGCATAAAGAACTGGTTTCTTAACCTTCTCAATATTAAACAAACCTTCATCACTCTTAACAATATCACCTAGTGTAATGTAAGTCATTTGTTGCATGATGTCATGAACAGTTTGTCCACCCAACTTTAAACGTGCAACAGCACCAGGTTCTGCAATGGCAGAATCAATATCTATAATACCTTTATTAGCATAAGACAAACTAGATGTAACAGGAGAGTATTGTTTAAAATCTCCTTTCTTAATTTGCTTAAATAATTCTCTTGTATTTAATTCAGCTTTAGCACCTGTAAACAATGACTTAACAAAGTTTACAAAGTCAGCAAACATCTTAACAATGAATGGTCTACCATCTTTTGGTTTAGCTGGTAGCTTACCATTTTGAATGTAGTCAATAAGCTCCTCAGCTAATTGCTCTTCTATTTGTATATCAGTAGCATCAGAGTATTTAAGTTCTTGACCAGTAGCTCTATCTGTAAAGCTTCCTGCTCTAGATCTAAATTCATCTCTGATACTATTGCGTTCATCAGGGCTAGTAAACATTCTGTACACACCGTGGAACACTTCATGATATAATGTACCTGTCTCAGCTCCTTCATATACATAGATAGCACCATCTTTGAACATACCAAACATTTCTTGTCCAGCAGCATTTCTGATGATGTTCTTTACTCTATATACAGGAAGATTAGGGAACTTCTCTTTTAAGAATTTCTCAATCTTAGGCCAGTTCTCTTTCTCAAATGATTCTTCTTGATCTCTTAACTTAGCACGGAAAGGAGCATCATCTTCTGTTTCATTCATTTGTTGTCTCATCAACTCCTCATCACTTACAGAGATATTATTCTCTTCAATAATAGGAGCTACAACTTTAGCCTCTTCTTTAATAGCTGTTTGCTCACCTCTAATCTTTTGAGCAATAGATGCAGCAATTGTATTAGCATTCACTTTAGCAAAAGCAGAAGTGTTATCTGCAGCCATTTTAATAGAATCTGGATTAGTTGGATCTGTTGTAACAAACTGAATCTCATCTAGATTGTTGAAGTTAGCAATAAAGTGAACTGTACCAAAAGCAGGGTTGCTAATAGTAGTCACCTTACCATCTTCAATAGCATTAGTAACATCAGCTTTAGGAGAACCTGGAGTCAATGTTTTAGGAGCTTTCACCTTAGGAAGAGGAGCTGCATATCTAGCAGCTGTATCTGTAGCTACAAAGTATACACCTTGTCTATTAACTTCAGCTTCAGCTGATATAGGATTAATGTTTGTAGTCAATGGAACGTCTTCACCACTTCTACCTTCAGCAGATAATAAATATGATTGATAGTTCTTCCATTGCTTAGCTTCTATCTTACCATCTTTTATACCAACGATTTGCTCATATGGTAACTGCCAGTTGTAAATACTATTGGTCTTTACATCACTAGCTACAAATATAGATCTTACATTATGGTAAGAGTCCATTATGTCAGCCATGATTTTATCTTTAGCTGCATCCAATCCTTCAGTTGTAAATGTGTAAGCCTTACCTTCGTTTCCAACACGTAACTTACCTTTCTCAAACCACATACTGTTAACCCCTGGAGCATTCTTAGGTTTACCCCAATACACCACAGTAGTTAACCACTTATACAATCTCTGAGCCTCAGGTGATTGTAAGTTGTATTCAGTATTTGCAATATTACAAAGTTCCCTGATTGCATCAAATATAACCCCAGCTTGCTTTTTATTGTGTTTGTTATTTTGTAACATCACATAACCATTAGCAGCTTTTAAAAATATCTTACCTAATGGATTAGAAAAAGAAGTAGAACCTCTTGTGATAGTACCATTATTTGTAGGAACATTTAGTACAGACTTAGTATTCAAATCAGAAGATTTGATTAATCCAGCACTAGTCACAGAGTTCTTTGCACCCTTAGTCTTTTGAGCAGTACCAAAAGAAGCTTCTATTGTATGAGGAATAATACCAGTTTCAGATAGAGTTTCATTAACAAACTCTGTATATCTAGCAATAATGTTTTCTTTAACTTCATCTGAAGTACCTTCTCTGAACATACTCTTTCCACCATACTTCTCACTTACCTTGAACTTAGGATCAGGCATCACTTGGAATACAGCAGTTTCAAACGTAGGATTAGCAAGAGGTTTACCATCTTTATCTACAACAGTCACCTTATCTCCTACTTGTTCAACCATTACAAACGCAATAGTTTTATTAGCCTCTACATCACTATCACCTTTTAAATAATTCATTAACCCCCCAACATACTTACCATCTACAATTGTTCCACCCAAACCTAATTTACCTTCATTAGCTTGTGTAACATATACACCACGGATGTTTGCTCTATTAGAGAAACTATTTAATTTGTTACCAAAGAAGTTTGAATTCTTGTAACCAGGAATTTGTTGAGATGCAACAGTAGCCCTAGGAAGAACTTCTGTTGATTTAGATGAACCATCAGGAGCACCAGCTTCTTCTGTAGCTATTACTTCTGTACCAGCCATATCCATTGTGGCATTGAATTCAGCTGCAAGCTTTTCATCTTTAGCAATCTTTTCAGCTTGCTTCATGAATGCTTCAGACTTCTCTTTGAACTCTGCTTCAATTTCATCAATCAACTCAGGATTGTTTTGCTCATTAATGTGTTGCAATAAAGTCTTCTCAGACTCTTCTCCAGCAGGCATTGTATCAGCAACATCTTTATATTTAGGTTGGCTAACAATTCTAGTGATTACATTATCTAATAAATCTGATAGTTCTTCAGATGTATTATTGTTATCACTAACGTTATAAGCTTTAAACTGCTCAGGAGTTAAGAAGCTAGTCTTTCCATTAGGAAGAACCACTTCATATTCACCACCAAGAGTCTGTGCTTGGACAGTTATCTTAGGAGCTAACACTAAACCATTACCATCTCTAATATAAGATTGTTTAAGAGAATACTCTTGACCCACTTCTAATTCTCTTTTCTTGGTCTTACCGTCTTCAACTTGATCCACTTCAACTGGAAGTTCTTCTTCTTCAGCTAGTGTAGTTTTAACCTGATACTTTTCAGGGTTAGATTTAATATCATCATATTGATCTATGAATAACTTTCTACGTAAAGAAAGTTCAATAGTATCCGTCAATGCTAATTTAAGATCATCCTTCACCTCAGAAGTTACATCCATATTATTGATTTGCTCAATAACACCTTCTGTTGCTTCTTTATTAGGAGTTTTATTTTTAATAAGATCTGCTAATACAGCTGTAGTATCAATACCTGCTGCAGCCAATGGTGCATTCACTTGAGGAATACGTTGATCATAGTTCATGATTTTAGAACCAGCGTATACCAACTTATCAATTACTTGAGATGAATACTTTCTATTACCTTTATCATCAACTTCACCAGAATATCTTAAGTCAAGAGACTTATATAACTCACTTACTTGTCCTGCTACCTTTTCAAAGTTAGCAAGTCTTTGTTGGAACATATCAACAGTATCATTGATATTAGCAAGTCCTTGTTCTTTAAGTTGACTTAATCCACCTTCTGTAAGACCATCTCTTTTTAATTCTTTAATGTCTTCAATAACCATATCAAATCTACCATATTTGATACGTGGGGCTAAGTAGTTATGTAGTAAATCTGCATCAATATCTTTAGCCTCTAATCTATCTCCTTGAAGAACTGCAGCTTGTTGTTGTTGTTGTAGCACTACACCTCTATTAATACCATCCATTCTATCTTGGAAGGATTGCTTAAATGAAGGTGTACTATTAAGTGTATTTAAAAATGCTTGCGTGTTAGTAGCAAGTGCTGCTTGTTGAGAGAAGTTTCCTTTAATCTGCATCATTCCACCAGTGATACCTCCAAGTAAAATACTCTCAGCACCTTCTTTAGAATTTAACACACCAACACCTCTACCTTCTTTATCAACACCGTTTACACCATATAAGAAACCATCAACCCATACATTACCATTACCAGTTTGGTATGCCTTATTGTAATAGTTTTGAACACCTACTTGTAAGCCAGTTTGTAAACCTTCTTGTAACGCTTCTTTAGGATCAAATACATATCTGCCTACACCTTTAGCTTTATCATATATTTTACCAAATCTAGTTGCAGCTTCTTCAGCTACGTATTTACCTTCTCTTAATACAACATTATCAACTTGTCCCATCAAGCTATTAGCAGCTTGCTTGCTTGCAGAATAAGAAGAACCTAAAAGTCTAGGAAGCTGTACATATTCTGTAGCACTAAGGATACCCATGTTAGCAAAGAATGAAACCTTACCAACAGACTCTGTATCTTGATTAATTTTTTCTAAATCTTGACCAGTAGGTTCATAACCATTATCTTGTATAAATTGAGCAATAGCATTCTTTCTATATTCTCTACTTGTTTGTAGAGCTTCAAAAGATGATTCACCTGCAGAAGAATATGCAGCAATAGCTGTTCTTCTACCTATATCATTAATTCTAAAAAAATTATTTGTTTGTGCAGCAATCTCAGCTAGTTGAGAAGATTGAGCTGTAACATCTGCAACAGTTGCAATTCCCTTTTCTAATACGGCAGCAGCTTCAATGTTTTTACCAGCACTGAAAGCCCTTGACATATTTCTTAATAAAGGAGTGTATGATTTAAATGCTTGAGAACTCTCAGCTCCTATAGCATATGCATCAGCTAATGCACCAATACCACGTCCTGCTCTTAGAATACCAGCATTAGCAATATTACCACTAATCATTGCACCTACTGCATAACCGCTGTTCTTTACTAACTTATCAAACAAGAAGTTAGGTCTGAACCAGTTATCAGTAGAATACCAATTAGCTTCAGTTTCTTTTGTGCTATAATAGTTTGGTAGATATTCTTGATCTACTTTATTATTCCAATCATCAAGATTCCTTAAAATTTTGTTATCCCAAATGTCAGCAAGTCTACCAGAGAAAGATGCTTCTAACACACCCTCTAACATACCAAAGCCACCAATAGTTGTTGTGGCAGCTAAGTTTAATCCTTTCAAAATACCATTAGCAGCTTGAGTTCCCCAAGATTGAGCATTAGCTTTTTGGTTTTCTATATCTGTAATATCAGGACTGAATATTTCATATCTTCTATTTTCATATAATTCCTTAGCTGTAACAGTTGGAGCCATTTCATTAACAACAGGACCATTACCAAAGAAATTATCTACAGCACTTTGCTTACCTTGTACACTTTGTCTATATCCAAAGTTTCCAGTAGAAGCTGGATTGTCTAAATTAGGAAGACGTGAATCTTCATTTTTTAGAATAGGCTTGAGGTTTTTATCAAAATCTGGCATAGTTATTTTCTATAGATTTGAGAGAAATCGTATGATGGATAAAGTTCTTTTAACAACTTCATCATTGTGTCATCTGTTAAATTATTTAATGTTTGCTTACCTTGATCATATCCAACTCTTTGTGCTCTGTTTTTACCAGAGATTTCAAATGTTTGATATCCACCATCTTTTTTTAATAGATGCACCTTAGGTACAAATTGTCCTTGGTATTTAGTATCTTCATCTAACTGAGCTGTCACTTGGAAAGTTCTAATATTTGGAAAGTCACCAAACTGAACTTGCATAGGTGCAGATGTAGGACTACCATTAACATTATTACTACCTCTACCAGCTCTAATTCTTAATGCATCTTGCTTATTCATGTTTACATTCTCAGCTCCAAATATATTAATAGCATTGTTTTGGCTTATATTAAGTATCTGGTCATTGCCTGGATCTGTAAGATCTCTGATGATTGCTTGGTACTTGTTACCGTCTTGACGTAATAACACCTTTGTGTTTTTTAAATTATCTCCAGCAAGTCTACCAGATGCAGTTTTTGTATTAAAGTTTTCATCAGCTGCAATCTCTTTAGCATCAGCAGCCCCAATGAATGCTACTAAGTTATTAGCAACTCTTGTTGGAACAGTACCATCTTTACCAAAGCCCATTCCTGTAATTGTTGGAACTAACTCAGCAACTCTAGGAGCTAACTTCTCTTTATATTTTTGATCAATCTTAGTTTGAATGTCTTTATCTATCTTACCGTATGTATTACTATACGATATTGCTTTTTCAACTAAGGCTTTAAATGCAGGGTTTGAACCATATCCTACTTTCTTAAAGTTAAATTGTTTACCATTAACATTTACATATACTTGACCAAGAGGACCTTTATCATAAGAATATGAAATTGTACCATTTCTTACACCATCTATAAATTGTTTTTCAGTGATGTTTAAACCATCTCTCCAATCTTTGGCTCCTGGCTGTGTAATCTTTTTATCTGGACTAAAATTGCTTGCTACAAATGCTTCTCTTTCAGCTATTTGTTTTCCAACAGCAGCATCTCCAGTTATTTCATTCTGAGCTTCAGCCTTAGCAGTTTTATTTAATTTGTCTAAATCGTTAAAGTATTGCTTTTGTCTCAATATATCTTGAATGGTTCCAATCTCTGTGGCAGGAATATTAGCCTTATTACCATTCTTTTCGTAGTCAGCAATCATTCCGTTAACTTGAGCATCTGTATATCCCTTACCCATCAAGGCTTGTTTCTTACCTAAAATCTCATTGGCAACTTCAGTCATATGACCTTGTAATCTTTCAGGAGATTTTAAAGTATTATCTGTTGTATTCCCTTCCTCAACTGGAATACCTGGAGCACCATTAAATTCTTCAGCTTCTCTTTTTTCTTTAGCATCTTTTCTTGCATCGTCTTTTAATGCTAATACATAATCTCTTTCATCTTTTAATTTTTGTCTATTCTCAGTGGCCCATTTAAGATTCAAATCAGCAACCCAATTCTCTTGTTGTTTAAGAGGATTTGTTACATAACTAAAATCTTCATTGTTCCATTTAAAACCATTAGCAAACTGTTGAAAGAAACCTTGTTTGTACAAAGATTCCTTCACCTTGTTTGGATTGGATTGAATAAGGCTATAATCTTCTTCAGCTTGTTTATCTAATTCACCGTTAACACTTTCTGTAATATTACCTTTTGCATCTTTCATGATATAACCCTGACTTTTATAAAAATCAATTCTTCTATTGATTTCATCAGTTTTATTAGGATCTTGTACTTGCGAAGGTAATTCAGTTTGTAACTTTTTAATATCTAAACCATTTTGCTCTTTAGTTTTTCCTAAGGTTTCGCTTACAATAAAATTTAATCTATCTTCAGGTACATCTCTAAATGTAGATCTACCATCAATAGCTAATTGGTTGTAATCTTCTGAAGACAAACCAGCTCTTAAAGCTGTAACAATTTGTCCTTCAGTAACACCTTCAATCTTATTACGCTTCATTGCGTCAGCAATCTCTTTAGTGTTAATCTTACCATCCTTCACTACAAAAGGAATATCAATAGACTTTAAGTTTGGATGTAATGCTTTTATAATCTCTAATGCACTTTTATTAACATCTCTGTATTGAGAATAGTTAGCTTTTAACTTAACACCAGCTTCTGTACTTTCCATCCAAGGTTTAGCTTGTGCATAGAAATCTTCTATGTTAGTTGCTCCTGCTTTACCATCAGCTTGGTCTTTCTCAATCCTAGCCAATGTTTTTCTAAACTGTGCTGTAGTAGCAATAGCATTCTGTACGTTAGCATCTTTCACAATTTGAGTTGCCATACCTCCTACAGAATTAACTAATTGCTGATTAGAGAAATCTCCAGCAGCAACCATTTTAAGGTCATTACCTAAACTATCAAGTTTGGATTGCACGTACGCTTTATCTCCTTCATTGTAGATATCCATACCAGCTATATTATCCATATAGGACTGGATCTTTTGCACACCAGCGTCATACTGAGCTTGTTTGTACATGCCCACTTTCACCATTGCATCTGAAGGCAATTGTGCTATGTAAGGATTAAATTTTGATATTTGGTCTGTAAATGAAGCCATGATATATGAATTAGCAAATGTAATTTAAATTATTATAATTACCAAGAGAATTAACTGCTTTGATTAACTTGGTATAACTGAATTGATTAGATGTTTTTAAGAGCTTTTACAATAGATCCGTTTCTACTTTCTTCTTTACCTAAACCCTTAGTTTTCTTTTCATAAGCATTAGTGATAGCTTTAGCTTTTTCATATTCACTAAGGCCACCAGGGTTTAATGAACCAACCATAGGACTGTTAAAGAAGTAAGGATTGTTAGCATTATACACACGATCATTTTGACCAAATCTATAACCATACAAATTCTCCATAGTATTAATGTTTCTAGTCTCAAGTTTGTTTTGAGCAATCTTAGCAGAGATAGAGTTAAGAGCCTCAATAGCCTGAGCCTTAGTTGCAGACTTAGCTTGAGATTGTCTAACTTGTTGAGTATCAAGGATTCCTATGTTCTTTAATACAGAATCATTAATTGCTGCTCTATTACCCTGGAACACTTGAGCTCTAGTAGATTGATTGATTCTCATCTGCTCACCTAATGTCTTATTCTTAAGTTCAGCAGCTTGACTCATAATGTAAGCTTGTGCAGAAGGATTATCACCAGCAGCTCTAATAGCAGCTCTAGCTTGAGAATCTATAGCGTTTAATTGATCTTGTAATGAAATGTCATAAACATTATCCAACATTGGTTGATATGTTTGAGCATATACAGGGTCTACTTGGTTATTACCTAGTGCATACATCTCACCCATTAACTGACTACCATCTAATGGATTATTAGTAGTAGGTCTAAAGTAATCACCTAAACCAGAAGCTAAAGTTTTAGCTAACATTTCCCAATCAAACTTTCCTTTCTTCTTCTTCTTACTTTTAGCCATTTGTAGATCAAGAGGTCTACCAGTAAAAGTTACTGGAGGTAATCCCATTTTAGGAAGATTAGTTTCTCTCTTTATAATTTCTAGTGGTCCTTTTGACTTTGGACGTTTTCCTGTAACTACAACTTCTTGTAAATCAGTTGCACCTTCACCCATAAATCCTGGTTTGCTCATTCCTCTTTTAATCATTTCAAGATCTGCTGCATTTAACACATCTGGTACATCATTCTCATATACATCTTCCCAATCTGGATGCCAAGTTACTACCTTGTCTCCGCTTTGAGCTTTCTTTAACTTTAAACCATTCTTACCAATTAATGGATCTTTGATAGGCTTTAGCTTTCCTTTAGCCAACCCATCACTTTCTACATTGTATTCTTTAGCTGTATCAAGAATAGCATTCTGTACTACAGATGCTCTTTGTTTTTTATCAGCAATATCTTTTAGTTTCATATTAGCTCCTAATAAGTTAGCACGACTAGCGTTCATTGTTAATTGATCAAATGGATTATCATTTTTAAGGCTATTAACTAACTTGGTTGATTTATCTATAATTTTGTTTTGTTTAGCTTCTGTTCTGCTAAGATCTGCAATGTAGTTTTTGAACTTCTTACCCTTAGCTTTATCATCACCTATTTCAGCTACACCATACTTAGGAATAACCATGTTACCAAACACTACTAAATTCTCATCTTTACCACCGTCTTTTAATTTAATAGCTGGTTCTCCGCCTTCAACCTCTACACCATTATCACCATAACTAACTGGCATACCACCATTGTCATGAGAAGGTCCTCTGAACATTACTGTTTCTCCATCTCCTGGTAAGTATGGATTGTAAGACATAGTTTCTGCTTTACCACGGTGAACTTGTAAATCACCACCCATAGCCATCTGTCCACCATACTCCATATTAGGTGCTGTATATCCTGGTAATCCACCAGGCATAGCATCATTCATTTGTTGCATGTATCCTTGAGCTTTCTTCTCATTTAACATATCATATCTATCCATGATTTGTTTTTTACCAATCAAGTTAAGGAATGGTCTACGCTCTTCTGTTCTACGAAGTTCATTTACAGCAGGTTGCCCTTCTGTAGCCATTCTTGTAAACTCTGAAAACTTATTACCATTATCTCTACCATATGAATAAACTTCCTGAGATGGTTGGTTATCATAATAGTCTTTAGTGTATTGAGCACTTGTAAAGTCTTGATTATAATTACTTCTACCATTTCTATTTGTATCAGTAGTATTCATTTGTGTATAAGCTTTAATATTGCTCAATCGTGGATTTGCCATAGCACCACCAGTAGGTGCAACTTCTACACCTGGTTCATTTGTTCTCTTCATCCATTTACCATACTGAGCTCTATCTGTATACATAGCTGCAGCACTAGGAGGAGTGTATTCTCTTAAGTGGCCACCAGCACGTAACATATCAGCATCATTAGGAGGTGCTAACAATTGATTCATGTTGTACTCACCAAACTTAGTGATTGTTTGTGGCTGCCAATCATGGCTAACCCATCCACCATCTTCCATAAAATTAGAATATGTAGATTGTATATTTTGAGCACCTTGTGCCCAAGCAGCTCTCTCTGTGTTATTTTTAGTTGTGTCTTGTAAGTTAGCAAGTCTATTAGCATCTTTAGCACCACCTAATAAGTTACCAACAACACCACCTAACGCTCCACCAACCATACCACCAATTGGACCAAACACACTACCAACAGCAGAACCTACACCTTTACCAATAGATGCTTGACCTGAGTCTTGGAAGTAATCTCCAAACTCTGCTGTAGGTAAATTACCACCATAAGCATATTGTTTAACAATATCATCATTCAATGGAGTGAATCCAAGGTCTGAATATATATCTAAAGGGCTATTATATGTATTCTGAATCTCTGTTGGATTACCTCCAATAGATCTACCATTCTGAGCTAAATAGTTTGTACCAGCACCTTGAGGATTACCTAATTGTCCAGGTTGTACCAAAGCATCTTCTGGTCTTGTATATCTACGTTTTTGTAATAAAGGTTGTGACTCAGCAGCTTGTGCTGTAATTCCTGAAACTTGAGCAGTTTGATCAGCTTGTTTAATTGCTTGCTTTTGTTCTTTAATTTGACCAATACCTTGTAAGATTTGAGGAGCAGCATTTAACACTCCTATACCAGCAGCCTTACCAGCAGTTTTTAATCCTGCAGATGTACCAAGTGTTTTTAATCCACCTTTTAATCCAACACCTTTAAACAAAGCTTGGCTATCTTTAATCATTTGTTGACCTCCACCTTTATTTCCAAATAGATTCATTAAGCCATTACCAAGTCCACCTTGTCCTTGGAAAGCACTTCCAATAGAATTACCAAGACTAGTTAATCCACCACCACCTTGGTATTTATATAAGTCACCACCATATCTATGAATAGGTAAATCATTTACAATATCTCCAACATCTCCATCTCCACCCTCTCCAAGAACTTGACCAGCAATCCCAGATAACGTTTTTGCAAACCCACCATCAACTGGTTCAGCAGGAGCATTTTGTGCCTCAAGAGCAGCCATATTATCTTGTCTCAATTGTTCCTCTTTACTAACACCAGCATTAGTAGCTCTCGCTCCAGTCATTAAGTCATTAAAGCCTACAGGTTTAAGCTTAGGGTTTAAATTGTCACCACCAATCATTGCACCTACTTGTGCCATAGGAGGATTACCAAAGTCAGTTAATTGGTCTAGTTGAGTTTCTACCATCTTAGCACCCATAGCAGCTTTTTTAAATGCTTTACCATGAGCTTTCATGAATGCTGCTTCTGTAGGATACTTCTTGTAGAATTCCTTTTCAGACTTTACTTTAGCAATCTTTAGGATTTGATCTTTCATATTATAATCTATTGTATGATTTATTTATATTTATTTAGCCAGCCACCATTTTTTAGTTCTATACCATTAGTGTTACTGTTCCTATTATTTATTCTCCTTTGTCTTTCTAACAGCCCTTTACCTCCTATGCGATCTAGTTCACGTAATTGATTATTTCTAATTTGTAAAAAATAGTTTAATTGATCAACTCTCTCTTCATCAGTTAAACTAAGTTCTTCAGTCTCCCTTATACGACCTTGGTAGTCTGCCTCTATATCATTTATTCTTTCTTTCTTTAATTTGTTAGCAGCTTTTATATCTCCAGGTTTAAATTTAGAAAGTGCTTCTAATCCACTATCTTCATTAAATGTTTTTAATGCGTTTTTACCAGCACCCTGCAATATACTCTTCACTCTAGCAGCTGGATCTTTAATAGATATAGCTGTAGGAGTTTCATAAAATCCTGGAAGAAAATAATCATCTGTAACTTTGGACATTGGGAAATTTAAACCTGTAGCGTTATTTAATCTCTCAATAGGTCTATCCATCTCAGGTTTATAGTTCTGAATAAACTTTCTATAGCTATCTGGCTCTTCTCTTCTAGCATAATCTAACATTGTTTTAATAGGATTGTTATCTTCTTCATATGCCAATTTTTCTAACATAAGATTAGTTCTATCTTCAGGAGCAGCGTTTTTAATTCTATTTTCCCAATCTAATTGAGTGTTTTTAAATTCTGATAATTCTTTACTATATTTTTGTTTTATCTCAAAAGGGATAGCATCTTCAACACGTTTACCTCTCCAACCATAAGAGTTTGTTAATTGCATTTCACCAGTTCTTATAGGAGTGAAAGCTTTTGCTTCTCTTGTAGCATTTGTAAAATACAAAGGAGTGGAGTTAATACTCATATTCAAATCTCCCAACATTGCTCCAGCAGGAGCACCTGCTTTCTCAGCTGCAATTTTAGCAGTAACTTGTTCAGGAGTCATTCTAAAATATGCATGGTGCATCATGTCTCCAGGTAATTCGTGAGCTGTACTTCCTGAATATATAGCATTTCTTAATCTGTTATATGCAGAAGGAATATCTGATGTAGCCTTATATGTTTTTGTTGCTTTTGAAACATATGGAGAAAGGTCTTTACCAAGTGTTCTAGCACCTCCTGCAACTCCTCTAGTAAAAGGAACGGCTTGTAATAAATCTCCACCAAGTCTTATTACATTTTCTAATGAAGGGTCTTTTACAAATTCATATCCTGCTTCAGGAGCGTCTGCAACAGCATTTATAAAACTTAATGGGTTAATTATATTTGTAGCATGCTCAAGAGAATTTAAAGGACCTCTATCAAAATGGTCAGGTATTCCTCTTCCTGCAATTTTATACTGTAAAGCTGTCATAGGATTACTAGCAATTGCCCAAGCTTTAGAAAGTGCAGACCTTGGTTCTTCAGCAGCACGAATCTCTCCTATGTTTTCTAAACGTTTAGCTTCTTCAATTTGTTTAAGTTCTTTTTGTGAGAAGTTCTTAGAAGTAGAATTACGTGTACCAGATTCAACTCCTGTTGTAATACCAGTTGAAGGTTTATTTTCAGTTGAAGGATAACTTTCAGTTAATGTAGGTTTAGGTAATTTTCCTCCTTTTTGAAATTTATCTAACCATCCACCACTTTTCATCATTGGAAACTCTGTAACCTTCTCACCATCAAAGTTATAATCTTCTCCAGGATACATCATTTGTGTATCACCTGTATCAGATATACCAAGTACAGGATAGTCAACTCCCTGCATAGTAATGTTATTAGAACCTATCTCTGTTATCTCACCTGGATAAGCCCATTGACCTCTATCATCTTTTATTACAGAACCATTTTGACTTTTAGGAAGTTTACCTAAATAATCTTTATATTGATTATATTTACCAGCTTGTTTGTTTATATAATCTTGATACTCATTGAACTTTTTAAAGTCATCAGAAGATTCAAACTGTTGTTTACCTTTTACTTTACCACTATATTCAGGGTTAGTCTCATAAATCTTTTGTTCTACACTAGGATCTAATCTATAGTAAACTGTACGTTCAGCTCCCACCCCACCTTTCATTTGGTTTGGAGTGTTATTAAAATCTCTTCTTCCTTTACCTGCTCCAGGTGTTGGTGTTAATGTTTGTTGATAGTTATTATATGTATTAATTCCTCCTTTGTCTGAACCTAATACAAGTTCCATATGATGAATTTTTCCATCATCTGTATATTGAGCAAGGTCTCCAATTTGAGGAATCTCCCATTCTGGAAGTTTATTGTATCCTGCTTTTTTATAATTATCATTTGCAGCCCATCCAGCATTGTATTGAGGAATAAGTTTTCCTGTATAAGGATTCTTTCTCACTCCAGTTACTCCTTCCATTCCACTAAAGTCAACACCTGCTGTAGAAGCAATTTCACAAACACCATTTATACAAGTCATCTCATTACCTGGTAATTGAGGAAGATCATATCCTATACCTGTCTCAATAGCTTTGTTTGCTTCATCTACCATTCTTTTAACAATGGCATCATGAGGACTTAATATTTGTTCTCCTGGAGTGTAATTATACTTAGAAGCTACATCACTTTTAAACTTGTCAAACTCAGACTGCTTAGTAGAATACTCATTTACAAATGTTTCTTTCTCTAGTCTTTCAGCCTTCTGTTTGTTTGCTAAATCAATAGCAGCTTGTTCAGCAGCTTTTTGTCTAGCTACAAAAGCGTCATAGTTTTTTTGTAAAGTCTTTACTTGATTTTCCCAACTAGGAATATGATCATCTTTCCACCATTTATAGTTATCAAAAGCAGTGCCTTTATATTTTGCTTCATACTCCTTTTTAGATAAAGTTTTAGCATCTTGAGAAGCTTGTATGTTTAATTTTATATCATCTATTCTTTTTAATGCTGAATTTTTTGGAGGTATTGATCCACCTGACTGAGCTTGATTAGACTTATATGAATTATTACCAGCTACACTATTGTTCATTTTAATGATGTCCTCATCACTAAATTTCATTTTCATTCTCTTCAGTACTGGATCATTCTTAGTCTTTGGATTCTCTAATGCTTTTTTAAACATCTCAGGAGTTAATTTATCTCCAAAGTTTTTAGTTATTCCACTATCATTTAATATTAACCTTAAACCACTTAAGTCTCCATAAGTTTCACCAGCTGCTGAAAGGTTTTTTGTTCCTCCAACTGTAGTAAAATGATCATCATGAGCTGCACTAGGATAATTTTGTATAACATCATTTGTTTTTATTCCACCTATTATTGCTTGTACTTCACCTGGGTTTGGAACTAAACCTGACTTTTCATATCCCTTCATGTGAGTCATTCCTCTAGATACTGCATGCCCAAGCTCATGAGCTAATATAGATCTAGTAGTCTTATCATTATATCTTATTTCATGATCTTTATATATTTGAGGAATATTTTGCTTTGTTGGGTCGTCATAATTTCCATAAAATCCTATTTCAGTGTTACGATCAGGACTAGCCAACTTAACACTTCCTACAGAATTAGCTCTAGCATCTCTCACTCTACGTGCAAATTGCTCATCAGGTACATAGTTCTTTAATCTATTAAGATATGTATCAGACCTCATGTAGTTTTCAACTTTATCTCTAATACCTTCAAAGTCTTTTGGGTTAAAGAAACTTACATCTCCTTCATATATATTTTGCATTTCAGGACCTTGATAGTTTCCAAAGTTTATCAACTTCTTACCACTCTGAGCAATGCTTTTAGGTTTGAAATCTAGTCCTTCTTGATAGTATTTCATTTCTTGTCCATTTTGAGCAGAAGCTTTTGTCTTCTTTGTATATTTACCATTAGCAGGAGCTGAGCCAGCTGTGCGTGCGTACATGAATCCTACAGCACCTGGCATACTTCCACCCATAGCAAACTGACCCCCCCATGCAGGAGAATAGTTTCTACCTGTTGTATCATAACCATCTCCTACGTAACCAGGACCTACAGATGCTTCTACATCATTAGGATTAACTTTTAAGTCAAAGTTATCTTTGGTCTTTTGTTTTAAGACTAGCCCTCCTTGGTCAAACTTATTCAACCAGCCACCATCTTTCATTGTATTATCTTTTCCACATATATGACATACATACATATCTTTTCCACTAGAGCTTGCTTTACTCCAGGAATGTCCACATGTGCATTTAATATTATTAGCCATTACTTATAAGAGATTTGAGCAGGTGTAATAATGAATTGAGATACCAATTGAGCCTCTGATGTATTATCAAGGATATGTCTTACCTTTAATTCTTTAGCTCTTAAAGGTTCTTTCTTATATGATCTTTTTCCGTAATCCATATTAGCTTGATTTACAATCTTGTCTATTGATAATGACTCACAGCTCACCGTAAACAAAGGTACGGCTTTATTTTTAACTAAACTCCAAAAAGTATTATACTGATAAAAATTATCAGATTTAGTATATGTGATAGTTTTGCTCTCAGCATTATATAAAGGATATTGTAAATAGGCTTTTAGGTTATTAATTGGTTTTGGTACCAATTCTAATATACCTGTAGACTGCTGTCCGTTATATAATACTGCTTTATTAAACCATTGATTATCAGTTTCTATTTGAGCATTATCATTAAACACACCATCTGGTATAGGGAGATATTTATAAGCTTTTGTATAATCTTTTACATTCTGAAGAATCTCATCATACGATTGATATGAGAATGGATATTCAATAATGTAAGGTTCTACAATATCATAATACTTATTATAAATAGTTGTGTTAGCAAGATGTTTCCACAAAGAAGCTGTATTAATTGGAGTGTATGTAACAGCAGCTATTTGTTCAACAGTCATTGTTGTAATGTCTATATCAATAGTAGTCTTACACCTTCCTGTAGATTCTATAACAATTGAAGTAACAGCATCAGCAACACTCACTGTATAACCATCAATAAGGTTATCCTTGGACACAGCTATGCCCAAAACAGTACCTAAGTTATCATAGATATTGAACGGTCCTGTTCTGTTACCAGCTCCTGTTAATTTTATTATTACTATTTTAGCCATCTTTTATTTTATTTAAGGACAGAATACTCCTGCACAACTAGTTATTGATGTTGAGAATTGACCAGCTGTACCAGCAATTTGTCTATATCCAGCAGCTTGACTTCCATAATAACCAGCAGGAACAGGGAAAAGTAATAGAACATCTGCATACATTTCTGTTGCATTATCAAAATAATCTGGAAATGCTCCATTATCATCTACATAAAAATACTCTACTAGAGTATAACCAGCAGTTGGAGTTGTTACAAAGTTACCTGACTCATCAACATACAAATAAGAACCTTGACAACACACTCCAACATTAGAAGCATCTGATGTATTATAAAGATATGGATATGAAGGAATTTGAGCATATGTAGGTGGTGGTGGTGGTGTAGGACATAAACTACAATTATTTCCAATATAACTTTCTCCATCTCCTAAATCAATATTATATGCAGGACCAGATGCAAATCCAGTTAATCTAATACAAACATAACTTCCTAAATCAAATACTGAATTTAATACTTGGTCAACGTTACATCTTACAATTCCTGCACTTCCACCACTACAATATTCTGCAGTGTAATATTGATAAGATGGTGCTTGAGTTGTTGTAGTGGTAGTAGTACTAGTTATTTCCATATCTACAAAGTTTGTACACAATGCACTAGCTGATTTAACTCTAACTACAGTAGCTGCATTAGGAACAAACGTGTAGTATCCAGCCAATAAACTACTTTTACTAACCCCTGTTTCAAATGCAACAGCATAACTATCATCATCTGAATATAAATCAAAAGGCCCTGTATCTGTCCCTGCTGCTGCTAATGTTATTACTGAATTTGGCATCTTTTATTTTATTTTAACTTAAACATGAACTTGCGTATGATCCTACAACTCCTGTGGTGCTACTATAGTTATATATAGCTGTAGTGCCAGGTGAAAAAAGTGTATCATTTACATAAGCATATGGAAAAGGAACTAAACCTTCTGGATCTTGGAATATTTTTACTACAGGATCAAAAAACGTTGCTCCTGGTTCATAGTAAGCAGGACTTGCTACAGCAATACATGTTTCAATAATACCGTTGCTAAAATGAAATCTATCTTCAGAATACAATAAAGAACTCACTTGAACACTACCTGCAGTTAATGTACAATTTGCAGGAGGAGGGGTTGTTGTAGTTGTTGTTGTAGGAGGAGGAGGAGGAGTAGTTGTTGTAGTGGTAGTTGGTGGTGGAACATATACTGCTGTACCACCTAAGTTACAATTTAATATAACTGTTGTTGTACTTGTAGTAGTTGGACTAGGAATCTCCATGACAGCAATAGCTTCTAAGTCACATCCTTCATTCAGTCCTGAATAGAAGAAGTTATTCTCAGCTATATAATAGTTAGGAATATAACTATGGAAACTAACCCAGCTTTGTATATTTACACTGTACGATAGGGTCCATGATTTGTTACAGAAGTATTGTCTGTCTGTTAAACTAACTACCTTTCTTAAAGATAAATCACCATAAGCTTTATCAATATAGTACTCACCTGTCAACTCATCGTATTTAATAACACTTGCGTATGCTGGTTGAGGAATATAGTCAAGCTTAGATATAATGATTCTATCATATTTACTATCATATACACCATGTAAACCACAAGCATTAAAATGATTATCTGTATCAGCATTGGGATAGTAACGTAATATTTCAAATGCTAGATGGTCTGTGAAGAACTTATTAAGTCCTGAACCAAATGCAGATAAGTCTTGTATTTGACCACCCATTCCATTAATAAGAAATACTTGTCCTCTCTTGGCATCTATAGTTACTTGTCCATTAGGAATCTTTAATAAGAACTTATTTTGACTTCCTACATATCCAAGGTCTGTCTCAGCAAAATCAATTGGAGGAGCAGATCTAAATAAAGAAGGATTGCCTAAATAAGCAGCTTGAGGATTACTTGTATTCATTGTTAACAACGTGTTGTATAACAATGACTTATTCTCAAATCTAGCTAACACAGCTTTATTTTGAATACCATCTAGTGATGTTAACTTGCCATAGTTTTGAGGAAAATCAAAGAATGCTACAGGTTTATAATTTAACCAACTATTTACTCTTACGCTTGGATTATCTGCTTGTGCCTCAGAATAAACTGCTCTGAATGGAAAGCTTGTATAACATTGGTCATCATCAAAATCTACAGGTAAGTGAGAGAAGAAGTTTTCTTTATTCTGTTTTGAATACGTTACATTATATGTATATGTATTGTCAAACTGAATTGGAACAACAGATTGTTGTAACCAGTTATCAGGAATACCTGAGCTCACGTGTGGATAGTAATCACCTTCTAAGTTATTAAATGCTTGACGCAAGTCTACATTTATAGAACTTTCTACATAGTAATAAGGAATACCATAAGCAAATAGATACATCTTACCGTCATATGAATAGGTTATATCACTCAAAGATGTACTACCTGGAGCAGCTGTAGTAGAAGTAGTAGTAGTAGTATTACTTATAAAAGTATAATCATTAGGGCAATCAAGATAATGTGCCTTAATAGATATAATATTTTTCATTATTGTTGCACCAGCTTTATAATTGCTTAGTATAGATCTAGCTGAGTACCAGTATTGTGGGTAGGCAACATTACCTAATTCATCATAAAAAATATCACTATCATCAGGAGCCCCTACTCTATTATCAATAAAGAAAGGAAGTTTAGTTTTATAAGCAAATCTACCAATAAATGTATCTCCACCAAATACAGTATCAACTCCTGCTACATCAGACAAATGTTTTTGAAAACCTGTATCAATTGTATTATACGAATATATTTGACCCCATTGATTAATATTTATGTTCTTGATAGACCCATAATAAGATACCACTTTAATAGGTTCTTGCATCTCTGGAGAAGCACAATTATCTCTTGAAGAAATTGTAAATCTTGAATCATCAGTAATTAAACTGTTTCCAGCAACCACTAAAGATGGAGTTTGTTCAGCAAATGGCAATGGAGTTATAGCATCTAATGTTTTTAAATAAACAGAAGATTCTCTTTGAAAGTTATTTACATTATAAACATCACCAACAGATTGAAAACCAGGAATAAGATATTGATATAAATCAAGTTCCCTTTGTTTAACACCTATGTTACCAAATGCATCAGGAGCAGCGTTTTGAATATCCGCATTATAATCATATTGAGCAGTGGAATTAAATGAATATGTAAAGTTTCTTCTGCTAATACCATTAATATAAATTGTTAAATACGCTTGGTAAGCAGTGAACATTGCAGTAGCATTAAATGGAGCTGTTACATTAGCAATATTGTAACTTGAGGTTAAAGCATCTACTTGTGCTTGTTTAGTAATTAACTTATATAATGCATGATTTTTAACTTGTACAAAGTGTGCTCTACCCCCTCCAAACATAGCACTTTCTAACTTAAGCACATTGCCTAAATAAGGTTGCCCAAAAGAAGTCTCTGGTGAATTAAACACCATTCTATATTTAGAACTATTATCAAATCCACTTAAATTAACTGGATAACAATTTGTATTTTTATTATTAGTAGTCTCTAATATTGTATATCTAGGAGATCCACTTACACGACTAGGAACAGTTGTAGAACTAACAGTAATTGAAGTATTTACTGGAACAGTTACATTAACACTCACTAGTGTAACTGGATCAGTATATATAAATGTAGTAGATGTTGAAGGAATTGATAGATAAGAAGTTAATGTATAAGATACAGCTGTAACATTAGTAAATGTAGCAGATCCTGTAATTACTAAAGGAACTGTAATAGAACATATGCTAGTCATTCCTAAAGGCATAGCAACAGCAGTAACTTCTCCTGTATAACAATCAGTTATTTGCATTGTACCAACTGTGGCAACTACAACTTTAAATGTTTGACATTGAGCGTTATAAGCATTATTATCTTTTAATAAAAATGGATCAGTCTTAATGTCATTATAAGGATAGTTAGGATAGTAATATTGTGTACCTTCTCTTTCATAAGTACCAACATTTCTTAACATACCTTTTGCTACAATAGATTTGTTTGTAGCCCTATCACCTCTTACAATTTTATATGCAACTATATCAGCTTTTTGATCAGCTGTTAGATTAGAGTTATCAATTAACGATGTTACCTGTTGTGTATTTATTTTAACACCAATAGGATATAAAGCATTTGCTGTTTGTAGTTCTGGAAGATTATAGTTTGGAGTTTGTGACTCAAACATTGGACTAACTAAAATATCAGGGAACTTATGATGACGAATCTTTTGTCCAGCTAAAGCCCCCCATACAAAAGTGTTACATGGGTATTCTTCATTAGATTCCCAATACGCAAAATCACCAAATTTATATGGTGTAGCATTTCCAATATTAGGTCCTAAAGCATCTCCAACTACAGTTGCAGTGTTGTATATTTTCCAATAAGGAGCAGTTGTTCCTGTACCAATAAAATCAGCATTTGTAGATTTATTAACAATTACTAAATCATCAGCTGTAGCAGCCCTACCAGGAATATGAAAACCATCTGTTTGCTTACCATTTCTCAATAAGAAAACAATTTCAAATGCATATATTTCATCACGTAGATATCCACGTAAATTAGTAGCATTTAGTTCATCAGCGTAAGTTTCTCCAGCTGGAATTTTGTAAGTTTGCCATTGAAGATCAATTTTACTAGCAATACTTTGATAATTAATTTTATCAATAGATGTAAGTTGATCCCATACAAGAATATCTTGTACAGCTGTTAAATCTTGTGCAATCTCATAGTACGGAAACTTTTCAAATATATCAGCAATTGCTAAACTAATAGCTGTTACATCTTGTCCTGTATAAGTAATTTGATTTGTAGCACCATCAATAAAATATGTACCTACTAATTGAACAGAGGTGATATCATTTATTGTTTTAATTACAGCTAGATTGTAATATTCAAAGTATCCTGTTAAATCAATATTGCTTATATCAACTACAATAGATCTACCTACAGCGTAATCAAAGTTAGCTGTGGTTAATTTTGGATTAGCAATAGGAGTTGGATTAGTTACTGAATAGTAAGACGTATAAGCATCTCCTTGTGCACTACAATATTGAATAGCAAATTGATATGTACCAGCTTTTAAATCTCCACCATTAATAACATCAACAACTTCTAAATCTGGAATACTAAAATTAGGTTGTATCTTTAATTTATTACAATCAAGTATTGGTGTTACAATAGGATCACAAATAACACCATCTGGAAAAGTTGTAATATATGGAATGTTATCAAGATCTAAATATCTTCTAGGGTTTAATCCATCTGTCCAATAAATCTCTGTACTACAATTTGAAATCTTGTGTACAGCTTTTTGTATTGGATAGTTAATATTAAAGTTTAAACAAAGTCCTTCTACGTACATGTGATAGATACAATCGTTGTTATCCATGTATCCAATCTGAGAAGCCCCAGTTTCAGGATTGGTTAAAAAGAATATATGTTGATTCTTCTCTTGAATAAAATGTGTTCCAATAAGAAGAAAGTTCTCAGGAAAGTTTAGACATAACTCATTACCTGGTTCATTTTGGTAGTTTACAGCAGTGGCACTAAAATTCTCAACAGATGCATTTAAGGCATACGTAAGCTTACCCTTCTCAACCTGATTTACAGATGAGTCCATGTTTAGTCCAGTTCTACCTAAACTAAATTCCTGTCTAATATTTCCTTGTTCTTGATCTGCCATAATTATTAATTATTTCTTCTCCTGCCGTATCTGTTAGTTCTGTTAGGTAACTCATACATTTGGAATCTGTTCAAGTCATTTTTAATTCTTCTTTGCTTCTCCCAAGGAGTTTGTTTCTTGATTTCAATATCAGCCATGATAAACGCTTCATCATGTAACTGTTTGTAATAAGCTAGCTTTTGTTGTATTTGTTGGAAGGTCTCATCATTAATTTGATTTGAAAGAGTTTCAAACACTTTATATTTAATGAATGCTTCTACAAATTCTCTAATACGATAGTTATCAGGAATTAATTGATTACCTATATTATCATACTCTGTAGCATAAAATAATAGATGTACTACACCATTTCTGAAGTTAGTAACAAATTTATTATCTCTAATGTCAAATGAATCATAACCAGCAGAACCAGGGGTGAACTCATGTACTGTTGGAGGTGGAGCATAAAACTCCCAAGCATTGCTGTATTCAACCTCACAGTTGTTTCTTGCAGAAATGTTACCTGGTTTTAATAAATATTCTTGTCTATAAGATCTAGCTATTGCATTGTTTGTTTTGTATACAGCTTGTATAAGCTCAGGCATACATGTAGGACAACCTGTTGTACAGTTAGGTTCTACGCAAGGAACTCCACCACTAGTGATAGGTGCTATTTGAATAGTTGTTTGAGATGCAGCTTGTGAGTAGAATGAGTTAGCTGATTGATAAGGATAACCTGGAATCTCAGTACACATCCAAGCTTCTCTAGCAGCATAAAAGTTATCAGGAAGCCTAGCTTGGAAGTCTTCAATATAAAGAACTTGCTCAGCAATAGCATAAGTTGTCCTACCTAACTTGTTTAAACACTTGTTTAAATAAGTAGGGAAAAGCAAATCATCCACAGCTCCTGTGTCAAAATAGCTTTTTAATTCTTCTTTAACAGTTGCATAAACTGGTTCAGGAGATACAAATCTGTACTTATAATAGTATGACATAATTTATTTTTTCCACTCACGATAGATGTGTTGATACGTATCGTTTGTTTTTATATAATGTGAGAGCAATCTTGATGTAACTCTTGAAGGTTTAAAATACCACAAGTCTATGTTTCTTAGTCTGGCAGTTTCTTTAAACCATACCCAGCCAAAAAAGTAACCCTCTGTGTGATAATTAAAGTTGTATATAATTTTTCCCTTCTCTTTAGACTTTTGCCAGTCTACTGGTAAGTTAATGTACTCCTTACCATTGATATCCTTAACCTTCTTTCTTTTCTTTTTATTGATTGAGAACTCACCAAACCCAAAAGGTAGCTTTGCTTTTTCTCCAGTTTCTAGTATATAACTTTTAAAATTCTCATTATAAGAATATAAAATGTTTCTCCACTCATCAAATGTAATTTTAATTGTGGGATGCTTCTTGCAAAAGTTATTGTAGTTTTCTTTACTGGAGCTTCTCCAATCAATTTTTATCCTCATTACTGGGTTGGTTGTGCATTAGGAGCTTGCCCATCAACACCGTTATCTGCCATATCTGTTTTAATACTAAAATATGTAGATAATAATTTTTGAGACGTAAGCTCTAATACTTGTTTCTCAAGATATCCTGGACAACCATATTCTTTATCCAAAGGATTTTTGCAGTATTCTTCATCAGTAACCTCAGGACCAGTTCCACAACCACATTCTGGATACGCAATATCATTAGGAATATCTTCTTCAAAGAATGCTGATATCCTAACTGATTTTAAATTTGGATTACTCAAATATAAGTAACCTTCATTTGCTATCCAATAGTATGTTTGTTTTTTAATAATAGGAAGTCCCAGTAAGTTTAAATATCTATTGATTGTAATCTCTTTAAACTTTGTACCCATTCCTCCCATAGCGTTTATAGAATAAACACCTTGTATTAAATATTGATAATTTCCTTCTGTAATCCTAGGAAGTTTATATTTACTTCTAGAAACAGTACACGGATCTACGTAATTACAACAGTCAGAAATAGGAACTTCTACCATTTCCAAACATTGGATGGTATTAAAGACAGTATCAGTAGCCCAAAGCTTTCTGAGATTTGTCTCACGTTTAACTAATAACTGTGTGTTGTTTCTAATCTCTGATGCAATAACCCTATCTGTGATAACGTTATCTGTGGATATAAGCTTATGCATTCCACGCACATCTGAAACTAACTTACGTAATGTTGCCATTATAAATACTGTTTAAATATATTTGTCATTCCTGACCCTTGTTCTATTAAGAATCCAGTCACTTCTGCTTTAGACATTGTATGACCGTTCTTATCATCCCAAAGGCTTTTAGCATTAGAAAATGCTGGTATTTGGTAAAATTTAATACCATTAAAGTCGTGACTTACTTCATGGTGTTTGTCTCCTGTGAATATGTAGAAGTTGTTATGGAAAGACCATCCTTCTCTAAATTCTATTGGGAATAGTGCTGCTAACTTAGCAGGTTTGATTGCATCCCCATGGTTAAACATCATTGCTGAATTACCATAGCTTATATACTTTCTATACTTAGGAGAGCAGTCAAAAGTTAATCTATCTGTATTTCTAAAATACGTTTGTAACCAATTAACCATGTGCCATCCTACAAACTCATCATGATTACCTGCTACGTATACAACATTCACATTCTCAGCGTATTGTAATAACATTGTAATCATCAACACCTCATGTCCACAGATGTATTCAAAAGATGTATGGTATGTATGAGTGTTTGTTTGAGGAGTGCCTTTTGTGGTCATTCCTGTAAACTCACTGTTAAACTCATCAGAACCAATAATGTATGTAATTTGCTCTAAGTTGTTAGAAAGCTGTGCTTGATTAGCAATCAACTCTACCTTGTACATAATATTAGAAAGTCTATCAACTATATCATTGTTGCCATCAATATCATATTTGTTTAAATGAGAGTCTTGTTTGTTAATAATTAACATACCGTTACTCTTACCATTTATAAACTTAGGACTCATAATATCCTGACTAACAGGCTCATATGAAGCTAAAAAGTCCACAAAGCTATCTTGAAACACTTGCTCTGCAGACTTCTTTCCTAACCAGGCTTTTACTTGCCAGTGTGGACTATCTCCGTTTCCCCAATAGTTTTGTACGTATTTAGTTATCTCCCACTTATCTGTGTCTATCTTACACTTCTCAATAAGCTCATCAAGGCTTTTAATCTCTTCTGTAACGTTAGCTACAATCTCTCCAGTTCCTTTCACTAGGTCTTCTGTAAACTTAACTACAGTGTCCTCTAAATCAGATATATAGTTCCCAGTGATGGCCTCTTCTTCTCTCTTTCTAATATCTGTTAATAACTCATCAATCTCTAATTCTGTCACTCCTAGCTTGTCAGCGTAATATTTCTTTGATTTTTTCCAGTGTAACATCTGCTGTAGCTGCTCCAAAAGGGGTTGGTTTCCAGACATATAGGTTTTAAGTTTGGTTAAAATTAAAGTAAAGGTATGAAACTTTTTTGATATTTTCCAAATTTAGTTAACTAATTTAATTATATAGTTTAATCAATTTGATTAGAGTTTAAAAAAAAAACCCCCAGCCTAGAAAGGCCAGGGGATGCCCTGTAAACCAACAAACAGGGTTTTTACTATCTTATGAGCAATTGTTTAAAAATTGCCAGAATGATTGATGAGTTAATGATGTATCACTATAAGCTAACACCGTTGATCCTAACTTTAACTGTATTGTAAAATATACAGGAGTTGCTGATCCAGAAGGCTCGTAATACAATATCCTAGCTGTAGAAGGCTGTGTATCAGTTAAACTTACATTAGCTGTAGATGCAGGGAAAGTTGTAACTAATTCTACGTATGATGCAGGAGGAGCGTTGTTTACAATTATATCATAAACTACAGCACAAGCAGCATTATCATTACAGTTGTTATATTTACAAATTGGTTGTCCTAAGTAGATAGTTGGAACAATAGGAGCTTCTGTTGTAGAAGTACTTGTTGTAGAACTAGTAGTACTAGTTGTTGTAGCAGGAGCACCTGATACATCTAAATAAAGATCTCTTTGACAAGCTCCTGTAGATCTAACTAAAACTTCTGTAGTTCCATCAGGAACAGTTGCATTATAGCCAGCTACCAAAGACGCTCTAGATACACCAGAGATGATTATTGTTGAAAATCCATTTGAATTTGAGTAGATGTTAAATGGTCCTGTATCAGAACCAGCTGTTGTCAAAGTTATTAATACTGTCATGTTGGTTTATTTAATTAAGGTAATTTTGTCCAATTAGATCCACCATCTGTAGATCTCCAAAGTCCAGTTGTTTCTGAAGCAACTGCTACAGTTGCATTGTAAGAGATGGATACTCCAACCCATTCTTTAGAACTTCCCACTGCAGAAAGTGTACCAAATGAAACTGATCTATATAAAGTGCTTGCACCAGTTGGAAGAGCTATAATATTTGTACCACTTCCATCTATAGCTACATCATACCATTTAGAAGAAACCCCACCAAACTCTACGAATGAATTTCCATAATTTGTACTTTGTAGTAATTGAATATTTGCAGGAGTGTATCCATAAACTCCAGCTTGATTAGCAACAACAACCTTTGACCCATCAGCAGATGTGCTCACTGCCCAATATGTTTCTTCAAACCCACGTGCAAACACATTAAGAGCTGGAGTTAAAGGAGTTGTTCCTTTTCCTACACAAGCATCAAGTCCACCTAAATAAAAATTAGGACTAACAGCATATTGACGATCACCTGAACTACTTATTGCAACATCAGTTGCTACTTGTTCGCCAATAGTAGTAGCAAATGATACTCTTGTAAAAGACACTCCGTAATCTGAAGATCTCCAAACCTGAGCTATACCAAATTGTCCACTAGTTGCTTCACTTAAATTCATTGCTGCAATTAATACATATTGCCCTGTTCTATTTGTAGTAATTGAATAAAATGAATTAGTTACACCACCTGTAGCATTCCAATTAACACCATAGTCTGTAGATCTTGAAATAACAGCTGCTTGTCCTTGGGGTTGTGTAAGACAATACATGTATTGACCTGTTCCACTTACAGCAACTCTTTGAAGTGTATTTGCTCCAGCAATAGTAACTGATCTATAGGTAAGTCCATAGTCATTAGAAATATATAATTTATTATTTGATCCACATACCACTGCAACATATTTTCCATCATTTGAGCTAGTAACGTCATCTCTGCTTACAGAAATATTGCTAAATCTAAGGTTGTTAGTTGGATTAATTGTAGTGGTTGTAGTTGTAGTACTAGCACATGGAATAGCTTGTGATATTACATTTGTACAAGCTCCAGTAGATGTTACTGTCACTTGACTAGCAGAGTTATCTACATCAACAACTTTACCTGCAAGCAATTCTGCTTTTGTAGCAGTTGATGGACTTACACTTCCAACATCTGCTGTAAGATTAAAGTTTGGTCCTAAGTTAGCACCTAACCCAGCTCCTAATGTTAATGTTATATTTATTGCCATTTTTTATTTTATTTTATATACATCCTCCATCACACCCTGCAAATGTATTCAACACAAGATAACTTCCTATATCACCACTTACTACTGTATATGTTGATGTAGTTAAAGATACTCCTGCATTATTAGCACAATTGGCATCATTAATTATATTTCCAGTTGTATAAACATTTGCATATGTATCAGGCGGCCCACATGGAACATATATATTTAATTCTACATAAATTGTATCTCCTACTCCAACATTGTATGTTCCACTAGAAGTATCTGTTCTAGTTTCAATTGCAGTTCCGTTTACATATAATTTCATTTCTCCAGCAGGTCCACCTGTTTCACTAAAACTCCATTCTAAAGTAGCATATCCTACAGGAGTGTTACAAACTACAGTGAGTCCATCATAATTACATTGAGGTAAAGTGGTTGTACTAGTTGTAGTGCATGGATAGTTTGAATAACAACATGCTCCATAAATTACAGCACTTAAACGAGCACCAACAACTGAACCTCTCAATATACCACAACCTGTATATCCTCCAGATGGTTCTTGAGTCATGCAACCTATAATACCTGCTGCTTGACCATAAGGAAGATAAAAATAATATGTATTTCCAGAACAATCCTCGTATGATATAGTTTGACTAAATCCAAATGCTAAATTATTTTCTACTATAACATCTCCTACGCAAGGACAAGGGAAGTCTTGATATTTAGGAGCTCGTGTATTAGAATAGCTTTCCCAAGGACTAACATAAGGATCTATATAATAATATGTATTAGCCTCTCCTTTAGTCATAATGTTACCATCAAGAGGAGGAGTTGTTCCAGCCTTCTGTCTGTATCCCATTGTAGCAAGATCTGCTCCTGTTACTAAAAAATTATTAACTTTCATTATTGGTTTAATTTAGCTTCTAATTCTGCTATGCGTTTTTCTAATTGTGCTATTTTTAATGTATGTACATCTGAATAGTTAACCACTAATTTATCTTCTCCTGATACAACATCTGGTAAAATTGCTTGTACCTGTTGTGCAGAATATCCATATCTAACTTGATTAGACTCTTCATCTGTACGAGTAAATTTAATTACTTGTATTCCTAATACATCAATATTAGGATTTGTTTCTAATACATTTTTAAATCTAATATCTGATGTTTCATAGAATGAACCAGCATTTAATTGAGAACCACTAATTGTAACTCCTGAATTTGCTGTTGCACTATTTGATGTTCCATTAGCTGTAAGTACATAACCAGCTGTTGTAGGAGAAATAGAATTAAATCCTGCTCCATTAGCTCCACTAGTTCCAGAGGTTCCTGAAGATCCACTATTACCAGAGGTTCCTGAAGTTCCAGTTGTTCCACTTGTTCCATCTACTCCACTTGTACCAGTTGTTCCACTTGTACCAGTTGTTCCAGATGTGCCTGTAGTTCCACTTGTACCTGTAGTTCCTGAAGTACCAGTAGTTCCACTTGTACCAGAGGTGCCTGACGTACCAGAAGTCCCTGACGTTCCACTTGTACCAGACGTACCAGTGGTACCAGATGTGCCTGATGTACCAGTGGTACCACTAGAACCAGCTGTTCCAGATGTTCCTGAACTACCAGCAGCACCTACAGGAACTATCATGAATGTTTCACCACTTACAGGATTTGTACCCTGAGCTGCAGTTTGAGTAACTATAAATCTTTCAAAACCCACTTCAAAAGGAGAAGTAGATACAATTTCTAATATTTTAAATCTAGAAGAATCAACCGTACTAACTAGCTTAAGTGCTGAGAAAGGGTTCAGTGCATCTAGATATGCTGAGAAGTCAGCACTAGGATTATATGATAAATCACTGATTGCAATTTGAGAAGCAGATGCTAACCAACTTGCATCATTTAAAGTGAAATATGTAACACCAGGGTTAACGTTTGTATTTGTACTAGGATTAAATCTCCATTGTGCAAGACCTCCTTCAAAACCTGATGTACCAGAAGTTCCAGTCGTTCCTGAAGTTCCAGTGGTTCCTGAACTACCAGAGGTACCATCTATTCCAGAAGTTCCAGCTGAGCCAGAAGTTCCATCTATCGCACTTGTTCCAGAAGTTCCATCTATTCCAGAGGTTCCTGAAGAACCATCAGTTCCTGAACTTCCTGTAAGACCACTTGTACCATTTGCACCACTGGTTCCATTAATACCACTAGTTCCATCAGCACCTCTTGCACCAGATGTTCCACTGGTTCCTGAAGCACCGTTTGTACCACTTATACCAGAAGTACCAGAAGTACCGTTACCACCAGAAGTACCATTTGCACCAGATGTACCAGATGTTCCAGAAGCTCCTGGAGTTCCGTTAGCACCAGAAGTTCCTGATGTACCACTAGTTCCACGAGTGCCAGAAGAACCAGACGTACCAGAAGTACCTGTTCCTCCACCACCTGTACCAATAGAATCATCTATTTTTGATAGTGCACAGTCTAGATTATCTCCAGTGTGAATTCCTGTATTAGGTAAGTTAGGTCCATTATATATAACATGATCTGCTGTTGTCTCACAAGGAGAGCATCCAGAAGTTTGATTAGGATGATAATAAGCGTCATAGCAAGGTGTACCAGGTAAACAAGACATTTATAGTTGATTTAGAATATTAAGGAATATACATGATGTAATAAGCAGCAAGTACAGGTTGAATGTTTGGATGACCTTGATTACTACCAGTGTTTGTGTTGCTTACATTTACAGTTGTTGCTACGGTGATACCTGTTGTAGAAGTTGTAGTTTGAACATTCTTTGGTGTTCTATTTACAATACCAATACTACCTGAACTATCCCAACCTTCTGGTGTATTACCAACAAAGTGACTATGTCCAGGATCTGTTACAATAGATGTAGCACTTGCTGTTGCACCATGTGTATGACTAGGAAGTTGATTAACATTTATAGCCACTGTGTTTGCACCAGCAATATCTTCAAGATCATAATTTGGATTACCAGTGTAAACAGGATCTACAGCAGCGTTTAATGGACCACCAGGAACATTAAGAATAGCTCCTACACCAACTCTACCTCTTTTATCAGGAGTGCCGTTAGAGCCATTACATAAATAGATTTTATCCCATCCTAATGTTCCTATACCAGCACCTGTACCATCAAAGTTTGTAAGAGGACCGTAGTATTCAACCACTGTAAAAGGAACCATCTTTAAATAGTTCTGAGTTACATTACCTGATTGACTAGCTATGTAAGCAGCTATTAATGAATCTAATTCAGATAGTTTTACATAGTTTGTACTTACATCTAAACTTAATGCTGCTAAATCTGCCACTACAACACAAAGTCTTGTAATAACAGCTTGTAAGATAGCATGTGTGTCAGAAGAGGCTGTTACACCTGTAAGACAACCTATTGTATAATCTGCATTTAATACAGCAATATCAGCAGCAACTGCAGTCACCTGAGCTTGTAAACTACAAACAGATTTAACTAATGCTGTGAATAATTGAGTAGAATTAGGAGAAGTGATTCCTATTAAGAATCCATTTATAAGAGCACACTTATCACCAGAAGCAATAGTTATAACATCACCTGTACCAGTTAATAATGGAACAAGTTTAGTTGTAATCATTTCTTCTACGTGAAGCAATGTATCTCCTGTAGTAATATTTAGAGCAGGGATAGTTGGACCTGTATATCTAACACATTGGTCAGATACAGTCTCAACACATCCATTAAAACAACTTGTACAAGACATTTTATAATTTATTTATTTATTAACAATATTACTCTACTTGCAATCATCTCCACTGTAAAAGGTGCACAGTATTCTGGATTACAAAGTTTGTAAGTTAATATTTGTTTATAGTGTAGTAAGTCACCAATTACCTGTCCTGGAATAAAATAATTCAAGGAGTATACAATATTATTATACTGATCATTAGCTAACGCAGTTAGTCTAAGATCAATATCAGTTAATAGTGCAGGTATGCTAGCACACTCAATACAATCCGTTAATCTTGGTGATAACATTTCTTATTCTTTGATTAATTTGTTTCAACTTGTTATTACATGCTGAACACAAGCCATTAATTAATTGACATCCGCAACCTACTTTAAGGCCACAATCTCTACAGTTTGCCATATCAATAGAAGTTATTTATATAGTTGTTTCCAGAACAACCACAGTTGTTCCTAATAAAATTATCTAATTGTCTATCTGCCTGTACATATAATTTGTTAGCTGTATCTATTGCACAGTTATTAGCAGCAGCAATAGAGCCTTGAATCATATAATATATACTATTTAGATTCACTTTTGCTTGTGTTCTAATTGCACTATCACATTCCATCATATCAAGCTTCATGAAAGCATTATCAAATTTTTCTTGAATTCTTTCAGTACGCATTATGTTCTTTTCTACAAAGTTTAAATATGCAGGAGCAACAGAATATTTCATAAAGTATACACCATCTGGAAGAGGTTGCATACCTCCTGCAAGAGTATTAAGTCCTAATATAATAGAATTATAAACATTAAAATCTTGAGGTATAAAAGGAATAGACACAGGAACAGTATATCCAGGAATAGTAATCTCCATAGTTGGAGCAACAACATTAGGAGGCTGTGTATCATAAACTGATATATCAGCAACACCTAGTGTTTTTGTATTGAAAGTATTTATTACTAAAAAATCTAGAGTCATGTCTTTAAAATAAAAATGCCAGAGGACTTGAGATTATCCTCTCACCCTCTGGCATAGGTTAATATGATTCTACTTTTATTCTTAAGGAATCAAAGTAGTTGTTGTTGAAGTACTAGGCCAAATAGTAGTTGTAGTACTAGTTGTAGAAGTGATATCACCACTTTCATCAGATACAACACCCAAAGCAGCCTCTAATACATCTAAGATGTCTTGAGTTAACGCTTGTGGAGCAGCAATGATTACTTGAGAATCTTCAATGATATAATCACCCCACTTGTAAGCAGATTTGTCATACTCATTAAACTTGATATACAAAGTATCGTAAGTAGTACCATCAGTTACCCAAGACTCAAAGTTCTCGTTGTAACCAACCATTCTGTACAAATGCTTCAAATAACCAGCTTGGTAGCTATAGAAGTTTTTCTCTAATTGTTGAATCTCTGCAGAAGTACCAGAAACATAAGAACTACGTTGAGTAATTACAGCTTGAGCTACTTGGTTACAAGGATCATCAACAATGAAGTCAGCAGTTGTAGCTGGACCAGAGAAGATGAATGTACGGAAATACATACGGTCATACTCCCAAGGGAATGCAGCCACATCACATGGTTGTCCATAGATAGTCAAAGGCTTACCGCTAATAACTAACTTAGCACTTGCATCATTACCAACTCTTTGGAATTGATAGAAAGTGTCAAAGCTAATGTTGTCAGGGTTGTTACCTGGAGCTTTTTGACGTAACTTGATGATTAATTCATCAATTAAAGCAGGTACATCAACATCTGTACAAGGATCACCACCACATTCTAAACATGGAGCGTTTACAGTTACACTACGAGTGAAACCGTTGAAATACAATGTGTCAATGTAGCTAGAGAATGCACGTAATGTTAAAGTTACAATTTCACCTGGTTTTACAGTGAAATCACCAACTTCTGTTACTTGGTTAGCAGCAACTGGATTACCTGTAACTTTGTACCATTCAGATACATTGTTTGCAGAAATCTTGTCAGAACGCTTAGAACCTTGTAAATACGTGTTTACTCTACCTTGAGCTAAATAGAAATAAGGAGCAGCTGCAATGTTACCTACAGTTGCAACAGCATAGTTATTGGTATAAATACCAAACTGACCAGCTGTTAAATTCTGTGTTGATCCAGAGCTAGGTAATGTATTTCCTACTGGTACAACAAAGAGGGTGGTTAATGAAAAATCCGCCATTTTGTTTTATTTTAAATTATGAAAAATTACTCGTTTGTTTGAATCCTCATCTGAGCTGTTTGAACTGCAGACATGTTTTCTGTGTACATTGCTAAATTTTGAACTGTTAAATCTACTAATTCATCTTCTAAGTATAATTCAAGTTCGCAATCTTGGTTGATTGATGGTTGTCCATCAAAGTCAGTATACCCTACTGAATCAATATACACTGGGTATCTCATATAAGAGATGTATATTTTACTTGGTGTAAATGTACCATCTGTAAATATAGAAATCTCATCTGAAGATAGTAAGTTAAAAGTCTCTTGATATTCAAAAGAAGGTCTATAATGAGTGTTGTTTAAAAGCACAGATAAATCACCATGCTTTGCCAAATCCTTATTAATCCATATCTTTCTATCAGTACATCTTCCTTTATTAGCCAAAACATATGAGTCTACATAGAACATATATTTAGGAACTAATAAATCTAAATTAGCAGACCATTGATTTAACTCTGCGTCTTTTATAGCTAGAGATAGATCACCATCAACGTAATTCACTATCAATCTTTGTAGGTCTTCGTAACGCTTTTTAAAAGAGTCAAGGCCCATACCTGAAACTGTACTAAACCCATCAACCTTTTGCTTTATAAGCTTTATCTGAGCTTCATTTAAAGCTAAAATTTTGTCTTCTAGGTTAATTTGTTGATGCTCGTTAGTTGATAGTTTATTTAGTTTCTGGTCTATCTTATATAATAAACTATCTACAGGGATCATACAGAGGCTAGTTTTTTAAGTTTCAATTTTTGTTCCAAAGTGATCAATGCATCTTGATTATCTTCATCTGCTAAGAATCTGATTAAATCATCTTCATCTTTTGCAATAGCATGTTCACCTTCATATACTTTGTCATTTGCTTTTATTCTATAAATAGAATGTGCAACTGCTTGTTTTACTAAATCTTTAATATGGAGTAAGTTTTCACTCATGTCTGCAAATCTGTTAAACACTTCTACAGGATTTAAACCAGCGTGTTTACCATTTTTGAATTCAGTTTGTTTTAATAGGTTGTCTACTTGGTTATATACAGACTCTTCTTTAGAATCTTCACTAACTGGTAAACCTAATAATCTTGCTACCTTACGTTTCTTTTCAGGAGTCATTGCATCAAACTTAACAATAGCCTTGTTGATCAATTGTTTCTTCTTGAAAATTACTTGGTTTTCAATCTCATCATCAGCAACATAAAATTGTATATCTGCTGAATATTCACCACGCTCCCATGCTTGATAGCTAGAAGCAATTGTTGGATGAACTCTTAACCATGCAAACGCTAATTCTTGAGATGGATTACTAAAATCAAAGAAGTTATCACCATCCATTAACTTAACAGCTTGTACATGTAGCACATCATCTGTAGATGTAGACAATCCATAGTTCCAAAATTTAGAACGAGGACCTAAGTCAATATCACCCATAGCAGCTTCAAGTTTAGCTTTCAATGCTGTAACTCTTTCAACTTCTAACTCTCTTTCAAGATTATCACTAATGCGTCTGATGTAAGCAGCATTTGGATCAAGACCTGTTCTGTACTGTCCATCAAGTTCTTTATAAGGATACTTAAAAACACCTGTACCAGGAATTCTTGTTAAACCTTTTTGTGCAAGACCAGCCTGCATTGTTTGTAACTGAGAATTGTTATACTCTTTTTTTAACGTAGAGATTTTTCCTATCTTACCCATATGTAGTTGTTTTTTATTGGTTTATTTGCAGATGGTCCCCATTGAAGGGAATGCGGTGGGGCATGGAGCCCAAACCCATCCATCTGTGTGAGAAGATTCCCCCTCGTTGAGGGAGGGGGGAACATCTTCTCTGTGTAGTTTTAAGGATTTTAACCCTTAACTCTTTTATTAGAATTGAGGAATTTCTTCAATCAATACTGTTCTAGATAAATCTTCAATGAATACATCACAACGATCTTTCATCCAGATTTCGTATCCTGGGAATTTATTTGCAGAACTCATACCTTGAGACTTAGCAAAACCTAAGTGGTGACGAGTACCATCAATATAACCCCAAGTCATAGAAGGAGCACCCTTCATACGTACTTCACGAATGTTGTTGATCATAGAACCATCAGACATTGGAGATACATCAAACACCATAAATACTGGAGTTGACTTCTTATTCTGACCAAATTCTAAGTTTGTTTGAGGAAGATCTAATTCTTTCAAGTGGATCAATTCAACACGACCAGTCTCACGTGTAACCATTGCATCAAATGCAAAGTTGTAAGTAATGTGTTGACCTTCTCCTTGTAAATATCTGTTACCAGAATCAGCCATGAAAGTTAAACCTGAATTCAATGCATCATTCTTTAAAGCTTGTTGGAACACGTCAAAACCAGCTTCGTTAGTGTACATTTTAACTCTACGATCCTTAACATCAACACGTCTGTAGAACAAGTCACCAAACACTGAACGAATCAAGTTTGCAGTGAACTCACCACGGTTGTATTGTACTAAGTTACCGTTGTTACGCATTCTGTGGTAAACACCAGCAGATGTACGCTTTAATTCTTGCTTAGAACCATTAGTCTTCACAGTACCAGGCTTAGCCCAGATCATACGCTTAACTTTCAATTCTAACATAGACTTACGCATCCAGAACTCAATAAATGGTTCCCACTTAACATCATTACGAGTTAAAGGTAATTGGTTACGTCTTTGAGGAGCATATACTAAAATGTCTAAAGCTTTACCAGAAGCATCAACCATCATCTTATCATCAGCCCACTCAGTGATTTTGTGCTCATAACCATATGCAGAACCTAAAGATTCAAACATTGTGATTTGCTCACCTAAACGAGGAAGACCTAATAAGTCTTGGTCAAATTCACCAATTGCAGCATCAACTAATTCCAATTCAATACCAACTCTTAAGAAGTTAGGACTAACAAAATCTACAGTTGGATTGTCTGTAACTAAAGTGAAAGTGTATAAGTAACCCATGTTCCAGTTTACTGGATCTTTGATTACATAGAAACGAGGACCATACTGACGAGTACCTACAGATACAATCGCATTCTTAGAGAACTCATTAGTATCAATTACTAATTGGAACTCTTGACCATCAATACCTGGCTTACTCAACTCTAAAGTTGTTGTAGGTACATCAATGATTTTAGGGAATTTGTATGGAACTTGTACCTGCCACTTCCAAGCATCACTATTGTTATCAATATAGTAAGGAGTGCTCTTGTTAATCATGTCCAAGAAGTCATTACTGTAAAGAGAGCTCTGGGTATACAAACTGATAATTTTCTTATCATAATCTGCTGGCTCTGTAGAGTGAAAGCTTTCCAAGTGGTTAGCATCTGTTAATTTACCTACAGCACGCTTGTCCATAGAAGCTACTCTTGCGTAAGTAAAACCAGTTAAACCTGGAATTGTTTGAATTGCCATTTTTTTATTTTTTTAATTAATGTTTATTGAAATTGTTTATTGAAACCATGAGGTAGATTTAACTGGTTGTTTAGATTTCACAGCACTTTTACTAACCTGTCTGGCTACCTCACCAAACAATTCATTTGACTTTTTGGTGACACCATTCTTTTGAATCGTAGAAAGTGTAGGATCTTTTTCTAAGATCTTAAGTAAAAGAGCAACTTTTACTTTTCTTTCATGATTCTCAGGACGTTTAAGTTCTAGAATAGTACGATCAAAGTCTGTTAATGTTTCACCAGAACTTGTCTTATACTTATCTGTTACTAAGAAATCTTGTAGTTCACCAGCCAGTTTTGGATTAAGAGGAATACCATCAAACTCTTTTGCTTTTAGCTTGTCTTGTAACACTGCTGTTACATTCTGAGCATATTGATGTTTATATTGAGCTTGTTGTTGTAATTGTATTTCTTTCTCTTGTTCCATTTGTTGAAGCTTTGCAGCTTCTTTCTTAACTAAGACCTTGTGATGCTTTGTAGCAACACTTTCTAGATCTCCGTAGTTCTTAAGTCTTTCAACTTCAGATGTAACATCTTCAGGATCAAGTCCTTGATCAGCTAAAGCTTGTTTAATTATAGAAACCTGATTTGCTTCTTGTGCAAGATCCATTTCAGCAAAAGATTGAATTTGGTTATATGCACCAAAGTAATCTTTAGGATCAACTCCTTTTACAAATATGGCATCAAATGCATTACGATAATCTTCTCCAAATTGACCTAAGAAGTTATCAACCACTTCAATAGCTCCTTTCTTTTTCTCAGCATTAAACTTTTCTAAGAATTGTTCTGGAGTTGTAATTGTTTCTTCTTCGTCATCTTCTTGAGTAAATACACCCAATTTGAAAAGGTCTTTAGATAAAGATGAAAATGTTGATTCAGGAGCATCATCTCCCTCTTCATCAGCATCATCTTCTTTACTATCTTGTTTACTAGTTTTTGTAACTGGTTGATTATCAGTGTCTTCTGAATCATCATCACCATCTTCATCTTCTCCACCTAATAAGAAGTCTGTTAAAGATTTCTTTTCATCAGGTTTTTTATCAGAAGTGTCATCACTAGAATTATCTGCAACAGGTTTTTTACCAGAATTTGCAGAAGTAGTTTTTTTCTCAGGAGCAGGAGGGGGAGGGGGAGTGTCATTGATATCCTGAATATCATCAGGATTAGATGTGGCACTATCAGGGCCCATTAAATCGCTTAACAATTCAGCGTTGCCCATTCCCATTTCCATTGTATCTTGGATACTAAAGTTCCCAAAACCTGGATTATCTAGATTTTCAGCCATATGTAGTTGAGTTTTAATTGGTTTTGTAATGTAAAAGTATACTATAGTAAATTAATATCAAAGAGATGAAGCTCTATATAGATCATTATTTAAGATAATATAGCATTAATATTTTTTACTCTAATCTAATTTATTAATAAAGTTGTCATTTATAAGTCTAATACTTCTTATTGGAGCTAGGTCAGTAAGCGTAACTTGTTGAACTTCAACCCCCCACTTCTTAGCTTCCACTCTAACTTTCTTAGTAAGAGTGTTATCAAGTTCAGCATCTGTACATTCATCTAATGTCATAGACATAATGACATTTTTAATGATGGCTTGTGACATATCTGATATAGCATCTTGGGCATCCCAAACTTCTAATAAGAATATTTTAACGTCAGCTATCTTATATTTAACCAATCCTTTTACAACAATGTTTTGTTTATCTGCTGTATACAAAGATTGTGCATCAAGACTTAATGTTGTAGTGACAACATGCTGGTCAATCACCTCATCAAACATTGGGATTTTGAAATGTATTCCAGGTTCAAGAACTTTTTTAAATTTTCCAAACCTAAGTAATACAGCTTTCTCGTAATCTCTTATTATAATTATTGGGGTTAGTTGTAACCACCAATTAGATATAATCTCAATGAGTTTATCAAACATAATTATTTAGTTTTCTTGCTAGCTCTGTTCTTAGCATTTGTTTGAGCAATCTTTAAGTCATTAACTTGATTCTCTCTTTCAACCTTTAATTTTTCTTTTTCTAATGCAATCTTTTGTGCAGCCAACGAGTTCTTAGCCTGGATGTCTGCCATCTTTGCTTGATAGTCGTTTGCAGCTTTAGATTGATCATTCATTAACTTATCAATTTCTAATGCATCAGGAATGTTATTCATATCTGCATCTGGTAATCCACCTTTAGATTCAGCAGCAATGATTGCAATCTCTTTTTTATTGATTCTATCCAACTCATTTTGATAATCATCATGAGCCATTTTCTCAGCAGCTTGTTGTTGTGCAGCAGCAATTTGTTGATCAGCAATTTGTTTTTGCTGCTCCATTTGTTGTTGTTGCTGTTGCATCTTCTGATCTTCTAATTGTTGCTGACGGTCTTTAAGTGTCTTAAATACCTTCTTCATCTGACGTACAGAGTTAGTGCTGTAAAGCTCAATGATATCATGTAATGATCCACCATTCTGAAGAACAGCTTGAGATAATCCTCTGATTTCATTAAACATTTTCTGATCTTCTGGTCTATTAGTTAAATACACTTTAAGATCACGGAACTTAAGATCATTACCATTCACTTGTACAAATGCAGATTCTCCTTCATTAGTAATATAAGAAATAGTTGATTCAGGCTTCTTAGCTTCTGTGTATAATGATGCGTCAATGATTGCTTGATAAAGCTGACCTAATACATACTCATGAGCAACAAATATAGGCTCAGTTTGAGAATAAGATTGTGTAATAGCAGTGTTAGTACCTGTAGCTGATTCACTAGCTGATACAGATCCCATACGTTGTCTAGACATACCTATTAATTCCCAACACTCATTCTTTAATTGTTGAGCTAGTGTATACCTAGATTGGATCTCTTGCGTACGTGTAAGGTCAATATCACGGAACTGGTTAAATGATGATGGACTCTTCAAATTTTCTGGAGAATCATCAATAAACATTACACCACGGTTACGTGCTTCCATTTCCCATACATCAAGAGCATCTTGAGCATCTCCATCTTTAGGAATAGGAATATGTCTAATAGATGTTAAATACACCTTACCAACTTCTTTTTCTAACAACTTGTATAACTGATTCATACAAACGTTATAAAGAACTTGGAATGGTTTCATCATATCTACTAAGCTTCTAGCTTCTGTATTCTTAACCTCATGAACTAATCCAATAATAGGACAATAGTTTAATAACTTGTAAGGTTTAATGTGATAGATGTCTGGACCAATCTTAACACCTTGGTACCATTGATTAATCCAACCCCATTCTAAAGACTCTTCTGTAGGAATAGTTCCTGACTTATAGTTTTCATCAACAAGCATAGATTGCTCATTGCCCATTTCATCTATATAAATTAACT